CCCGATGCCCGGGTATCTGAACCCGCAGGGATTCGACGCCGCCCGCGCGGGGCTTCGGTTCCGCGAGTCGGTCAAGATCAACGACGACGGCGAGTGGTGGCTGCGTGTTCACGGAGCCAACTGCTACGGCCTCGACAAGAAGCCGTACGTCGAGCGCCTGCAATGGAGCAAGGACTTCCACGACGACATCATGGGATCCGGCATGGATCCGATGAGCCACATCGGATTCTGGAACAAGGCCGACAAGCCGTTCGAGTTCCTGGCCTTCTGCGACGAGTACAGCCGGATGCACCGATTCCCCGGCGAGTACAGGACGCAGATCCCCGTGAGCATCGACGGATCGAACAACGCGCTACAGCTCATCTCGCTGCTGCTGCGCGACGAGATCGGAGCCGAGGCGACCAACTGCGTGGCCTGCGAGATCCCCGCGGACATCTACCGGATGGTCGCGGACCAGGTGGTGCATGAGCTGTCGTTCTCGCAGCACGAATACGCGAAGGCGTGGGCCGAGGTCGGCATCGCGCGTTCTTGCCTCAAGCGTCCGGTGATGACGAAGCCGTACGCCGCCACGCTGTACTCATGCAAGCAGTACATCGGTGAGTGGCTGCACGACGAGCTCGACCGACGGCGCAAGCTGGGACTACCTGTTCCGTTCACCGACGTCTACGCTCCGTCGATGTGGCTGGCGCGCATCGTCCACCAGGTCATCGACCGCGTGGTCCCCGGCGTAGCCGCGCTGATGAGGTGGCTACAGGAGGTCAGCGACATCTGCGTACGGCACGACATCCCGATCTCATGGACGTCGCCGTCGGGATTCTGGATCCGCCAGCACTACCCGAAGTGGAAGCGCGAGGAGGTCCGCTGCGCCATCGGGCCGAAGATCCGCGTCCACGCCATCAACATCGAGGACCGCGGCATGAACAAGCGGGCCAACCGCAACGCGATCACGGCCAACTTCACCCATGCGCTCGATGCCTCGCTGATGGTGTGGTCCACCAACCGCCTGCACGATCTGCACGGCATCCAGTCCGTGTCGTGGATCCACGACCAGGCATCGACACACGCTCCGTACGTCTCGATCCTACAGAACGAGATCAAGGAGTCCGCCATCGAGGTGTTCTCGATGGACATTCTCGGGACGTTCAAGGCCGAGGTGACGGCGATGCTGCCGCCTGGCGTTACGATCCCCGACCCACCGGAACGGGGGAGCTTCGATCTCAACCGACTTCGTTCCGCAGACTATTTCTTCGCATGAGATCATGGAGACTGCAATGAGCAAGAAGAAGATGACCAGTCCGCGCGGCGTGGCCGTTTGGCCGAAGCTCAACGAGGCGGACAAGACGTTCGAGCCGAAGGGCGTGTTCTCGACTGGCCTGCGCCTGTCCGCGGAGGACGCCGCGCCGATGCTGGACGAGCTGACGAAGATGCTGGAGGAGTTCTACGCCGAACAGGGGAAGAAGGAGAAGAAGAAGCTCAAGCGCGCCGATCTGCCGTGGAAGTCCGTGGTCGATGACAACGGCAAGGAGACGGGCGAGGTCGAGATCCGCTTCAAGCTGACGGCGAAGATCGACACCGACGACGGCAAGAGCATCGAGCAGCGCCCCGTGCTGTTCGACGCGAAGATGCGTCCGATGAACGACCGCATCGGCGGCGGCTCGGTCATCCGCGTCGGCTTCGACCCGAACTGCTGGCTGGTCCCCGCGCTCGGCGTCGGCATCTCGCTGCGTCTCAAGGCGGTCCAGGTCATCGAGCTCAAGCAGTTCGCCCCGCGCACCGCGAAGGACTTCGGCTTCAGCTCCGAGGAGGGATTCGAGACGGCGTTCACCGACGACGACAATCCCACGGACGGCGCGCCCGGCGGCGAACAGACCCCGGCGTCCGAGTTCTGATGCTGCTCCGGCTCACGGACATCGAGCCGATCCCCTGCCCGCGTCCGCGTCTGTCGAGGTTCGGGGCCTATTACCCGGCCAACTACACGATGTGGAAGCGCAAGGCGGACAAGGTGCTCCGGCAGGCCGTCAAGGGTCTGCCGGAGCACCGGGTGATCGACTACCCGATTGACGTGTGGATTTCCTTCCTGGTGAGGAAGCCGCGCGCGACTCGGCTGTACTCTCCGAAGCCGGACATCGACAACTACATGAAGGCGATCTTCGACGCCTGCAACGGCATCATCTGGAAGGACGACTCGCTGGTGCAGACGGTGTGGGCATCGAAGCTCTGGGCGGAGCTGGACAAGCCGGGCATCTATCTCTGGGTGAACAGGCATGAAGGAAGAAGCGACATTCATCCGTCACGAACCATGCCCGAAGTGCGGGTCAGGGAACAACCTGGCTAGGTATTCCGACGGACACGCATACTGCTTCGGATATGGCTGCGGGCACTACGAGGCCGGGGAAGGTGGAGCGAATCCACCACAACGAAGGGCAACTATGGCACATTCGATCCAGACGGAGATCGTGGCCCTGCCGAAGCGCGGGATCAACGAGGCGACGTGCAGGAAGTTCAACTACGGCATCGGGACCTACGGCGACAAGCCCGTACAGGTCGCGGACTACTGCACACCGGACGGCCAGCTGAAGGCGCAGAAGCTCCGCTTCGCGGACAAGTCCTTCACCGTCGTCGGTGACATGAAGGGCTGCGGCCTGTTCGGCCAGCACCTGTGGCGCGACGGCGGCAAGATGCTGGTCATCACCGAGGGCGAGATCGACTGTCTGTCGGTCAGCCAGCTACAGGACAACAAGTGGCCCGTGGTCAGCATCCCGACCGGGGCGTCCGGGGCGGAGAAGGCGGTCCGCGCGAACCTTGAGTGGATCGAGAAGTTCGAGTCCGTGGTGTTCATGTTCGACATGGACGAGCCCGGCCAGGGCGCGGCCACGGACTGCTCGATGCTGCTGACCCCGGGCAAGGCCCGTGTCGCGCGGCTTCCCCTCAAGGACGCGAACGAATGCCTTGTCGCGGGCCGCGGCAAGGACGTCATCGACGCGATGTGGGGAGCGAAGGTCTACCGACCAGACGGCATCGTGGACGGCCGCGATCTCTGGGAGGAGATCAACGCGAAGGATCAGCCGAGCGTCCCGTATCCGTGGACCGGACTGAACGAGATGCTGCACGGTATGCGTACCGGGGAGCTGGTCACGATCACGTCCGGAAGCGGCATCGGCAAGAGCTCGGTTTGCCGAGAGCTGGCGCATTGGCTCATGGGCATGGGGAACATCGTCGGCTACATCGCGCTGGAGGAGTCGGTGCGCCGCACCGCGCTCGGCATCATGTCGGTCGAGATGAACCGCAAGCTGCACATCGACCGCGACAGCATCGACCGCGAGGCGTTCAAGCTGGCGTTCGACCGCACGGTCGGATCCGGCCGCCTGTTCCTGTACGACCACTTCGGTTCGTGCGACTCGGAGAACCTGTTGGCCAGGATCCGCTACATGGTCCGCGGCCTGGAGTGCAAGTGGATCTTCCTGGACCACATATCCATCGTCGTCTCCGGCATTGACGAGGGCGAGGAGCGCCGCATCATCGACAACACGATGACGAAGCTGCGGATGCTGACGCAGGAGCTGGACTGCGGCATGATCCTGGTGAGCCATCTCAAGCGGCCGAAGGAGCAGGGCCATGAAGAGGGCGCGGCTACTAGCCTGGCGCAGCTCCGCGGTTCCGGGGCCATCGGCCAGCTGTCCGACATCGTGATCGGCCTGGAGCGCAACCAGCAGGACGAGGGGAAGAAGAACCAGACCAAGATCCGTGTGCTGAAGAACCGCTTCGGCGGCGACACGGGCAGGGCGGGCACGTTGCTGTGGCATAAGGACACAGGCCGACTGTCCGAAATGGGAATGGGGTTCTGTCCGGCGGAGCTGCCGGAGTTCTGAACGAAACAATCGAAAGGAGCGAAAGAATGAAGCGTGTCGTGTTCGACATCGAGACAAATAGTCTTGACCCGCAGACGGTGGAGATCCTGTGCATCTCCGTTCTCAATCCAAAGACGCAATCGTGCGTGACGTACGGTCCGTCCTTCGACACCTTGCGCGAGGGTGTCAAGGAGATCCTGACCGCCGACCAGATGATCGGCCACAACATCGTCGGGTTCGACATCCCATGCATCGCGGCGTGGCTGCACCGCAAGGACAGCGACCTGGCGTTCGCCTGGGACATCCGGTGCAAGTCGATCCACCAGGTCGATACGATGGTCCTTGCCCGGCTGGTGTTCCCCGACCAGAAGGAGCGCGACTTCATCGCTGAAGCCGCCGGGAACAAGATCCCCACGCAGCTCATCGGCAAGCACAGCCTCAAGGCGTGGGGCTACAGGCTCGGGCTGCTCAAGGGCGATCTGCTGGAGAAGGTCGAGGACTTCTCCAAGCTGGAGTACACCGAGGAGCTGGCCGCGTACAACCGCAACGACTGCGAGGTGACGTGGAAGGTCTACTGCCACCTGGAGCCGCACTTGAGCATCGACGCCAGGTGCATCCCCATCGAGATGAAGTTTGCCGAGGTGATCCAGAAGCAGATGGCGCGCGGGTTCTGCTTCGACGTCGCCGCCGCGTACGAGCTGGTCGCCACGCTACAGAAGCGCAAGCTGGAGCTGGTCGAGGAGCTTCAGCGCATCGTGCCGCCCGCCGAGGTCAAGCTCAAGACAAAGACCAAGTACATCCCGTTCAATCCCGGTAGCCGCGACCAGATCGCTGACTACCTGATGACGCAGGGGTGGAAGCCGGAGGAGTTCACTCCGTCCGGCAAGCCGATGGTTGACGAGTCGATCCTGTCGGTGCTGACGTTCCCCGCGGCCAAGTCGATCTGCGAGTACCTGACCGTGGCGAAGCGCCTGGGTCAGATCGTGGACGGCGAGGAGGCGTGGATCAAGGCGGAGAAGAACGGCCGGATCCACGGCTACGTCAACACCAACGGGGCCGTCACCGGGCGATGCACCCACAGCAGGCCGAACATCGCACAGGTCCCCGCGGCCAGCGCGATGCACGGCAAGGCTTGCCGCCGCCTGTTCCGCGCCACGCCGGGGATGAAGATGCTGGGGTGCGATGCGTCCGGCCTGGAGCTGCGATGCCTGGCCCACTATCTCGCGGCCTATGACGGCGGCGAGTACGCCAACATCGTGACGAACGGCGACGTGCACACCAAGAACCAGCAGGCGGCCGGGCTTGAGACGCGCAACCAGGCCAAGACGTTCATCTACGCATTCCTGTACGGCGCAGGCGATCTCAAGATCGGCGCCATCGTGAACGGCGGGACGCGCGAAGGTAAGAAGCTGAAGGAGAAGTTCCTCACCGAGATGCCCGCGCTCAAGAAGCTGCGCGATGCCGTGGCCACCGCGGCCGACCGCGGCTACCTGACAGGCATCGACGGGCGCAAGCTGTGGGTCCGGTCCAAGCACAGCGCGCTGAACACCCTGCTCCAGTCGGCCGGGGCCATCGCGGTCAAGCAGGCGACGATCCTTATGGACAGGGAGATCGCCGTCAGGTTCCCGGGGATGATCCACCAGGTCGCGCACATCCACGACGAGATCCAGTTCGAGGGGATCCCGCAGGCGCTTGAGGCGTTCGCTCCGTTCACGAAGCAGGCGTTCCAGATGGCAGGCGAACAGCTCGGGTTCCGCTGCCCGCTGGACGGTGAATACCGGATCGGGGATACCTGGGCAGAAACGCATTGAGTGACGGAATACCTGGCGGGATACCTAGACGGCGAGGGGTGCATACGGTGGCAGGGAAACCGTGCGTACGTCTCGATCACCAACACCTACCCGCGCACCCTGCATGAGCTGGCGCGGAGATACAAGGGCAACGTCAGGTCATTGAAAGTAGGCAAGGACGTGCACCGGACCGTGTTCCGGTGGGAGGCGACGGGACGACACGCGGTCAGGTTCCTGCGCGTGGTCCGGAAGTTCCTACAGGAGAAGCGCAGGCAGGCCGACATCGTTGTCGAGCTCTCCAGCATCGGGTGCACACCGGATACTTGCTACGTCAAGAGCCTGATACAAGAGCTGAACCAACTGAAGAGGATCGACTATGGCAGGCAGACGAAAGCTGAAGGCATTGATCGACGGGGACATCCTGATCCATAGGATCTCGGCGGCAGTCGAGGTCCCGACGAAGTGGGACGACGACATCTGGACCCTGCATTCGGACGCGCGCATGGCCAAGGTCCTGCTCGACGTCGAGGTCGCCAAGATCCGCGAGAAGCTGGGCGGCAAGAACGTCGATGTCGTGATGTGCGTGTCGCACAAGGAGAACTGGCGCAAGGCGGTCTACCCGGCCTACAAGTCCAACCGCAAGGACAACCGGAAGCCGCTGTGCTACTCGGAGCTCCGTGCATACGTCTCGACGGCGTACGCAGTCGAGTGCTGGTGGAGCCTGGAGGCCGATGACGTCATGGGCATCATGGCGACGGCGCCGAAGTCGAATGCCGTGATCGTCACCATCGACAAGGATCTCAAGACGATCCCTGCCCGGCTGTTCAATCCCGACACCGAGGAGATGTGGGAGAACAGCGTGGAGCAGGCCGACTACGCGCACATGATGCAGACCCTGTGCGGCGACCAGGCCGATGGATACCCGGGATGCCCGGGAATCGGCGCGAAGCGGGCCGCGGACATCCTGGCATCGACGTCCGACCCGGTGGCGCGGTGGAGCGCCATCAAGACCGCGTTCGAGAAGGCGGGGCTCTCGGAGTTCGAGGCCATCGTCCAGGCCCGGATCGCACGGATCCTGCGTAGCTGCGACTTCAACAAGACGCGAGAGGAGGTGCTGCTGTGGAATCCCCCGCAGGCGATGGCTTCACTCTGAAGGACAGCGGGCAACGCGAGGAGTTTCCCACCGGAAGCCGCCGCGACACCCGAAACGGAAAGGGACGGTTCGACCTGTTGTCTCCCTTCGTGATGACGCGTGACGCCGTTCTACTGGAGCGCGGCGCGGTCAAGTACGGGGAGCGAAACTGGGAGAAGGGTCAGCCCGTCTCGCGGTTCATGGACTCCGCAATCCGCCACCTACAGCGGTACATGATGGGAGAGCGCGACGAGGACCACCTGGCCGCAGCGCGCTGGAACATCGGCGCGATCATGCACATGGAGGAGATGGTCAGGCGGGGCCATCTCCCGAAGGAGCTGATGGACATTCCGGACTGGACACCGAAGCAGCCATGAACAACGCGGCCTCCTACATACTCAAACGTAGGCTGGCCAAGTTCTTCTCCGAGAACCTTGATGAAGCGGACGTCGTGGAAACGTATGTCGAGGACCTGGCCCACTACTTCCGGTGTACCCCGCAGTTCCTGGTCAGGACGGTGAACACCAGGGCGGATCGGCGCGAGATCGAGGGCATTGCCCTTGAATCGGGCTACAGATTGGTACTCTCATATCGTCCCGGCGTGATCTTCTGCTACAGGAAATAACTCCCCTTATGGACCCCGAACAAGACGAATATCTATTGCCCGTCAGCCGGGAGCTGGTCGATGCGCTTGAGCGCATGATCCCCGAGAGGTGTCCGGATCTCAACGAGCGTCGGCGCGACGTGTGGCACTATGCAGGCCAGCGCGCCGTGGTCCGCCTGCTCCAGCGTCATCTCAAAGCCCGGATGGAATCCAACCATGTGCTCTAGTCCAAAGATCCCCGCGATGCCGCCGCCCCCTCCGCTTCCGCCGATGCCGGAGCCGCCGCCGCGTCCGCCGATCAACCCGGAACGCACGACGCAGGCGATGGCCCCCGCGCGCGGTGCATCGGGAGCGCCCGTCGCCTCCGACGCGTACACGCGCCGCGGCGCCGGACGTTCCGCGCTGACCATCCCGATGGAGACTGGCCTCAACATCCCTAGCTGACCATGAAGACCGCCGAATCCACCTACACGTCGATGGAGTCGCAGCGGGACGTCTACCTTGAGCGCGCCCGAGAGTGCGCCAAGCTCACGCTCCCGATGCTGATGCCGGAGGCAGGAACGACGTCGGCTACTGACTTCCCCACTCCGTACCAGGGACTAGGTGCGCGTGGCGTGAACAACCTGGCATCGGCCCTTCTGATGTCCCTGCTGCCTCCAAACCAGCCGATGTTCCGCCTGGTCGTTGACGACATGGCGATCAAGCCGCTGGGCGAGATGGCCGACATCAAGACCGAGATCGACTCAACGCTTTCGGAGATCGAGCGGTCGGTCATGCAGGAGATCGAGACGACGCAGATCCGCGTCGGAACGTTCGAGGCTCTCAAGCACCTGATCGTCACGGGCAACGTGCTCGTCTACCTTCCGAACGAAGGCGGTATGCGCGTGTTCCGGATGGACAGCTACGTCGTGAAGCGCGACCCGATGGGCCGACCGAGGTGCATCGTCACGAAGGAATGCGTCTCCCCGTACGAGCTGCCGGAGGAATACGCCGAGTACGTCGATCTGACGAAGCCCGGCTACGAGGACACCGTTGACCTGTACACGAAGATCGAGTGGGTGCGCGGCCGCGTCCGCGTACACCAGGAGATCGGCGGGAAGGTCATCGAAACCACCAAGGGCTCGTACCCAGAGGACAAGTGCCCCTGGATGCCTCTTCGTATGTGCCGCGTTGACGGCGAGGACTGGGGCCGCAGCTACGTCGAGGAGCTGATCGGTGATCTCCGGTCGCTGGAGGGGTTGTCGCAGGCGATTGTCGAGGCATCGGCCGCCGCGGCCAAGCTGCTGATCCTGGTGAACCCGAACGGATCCACGCGGATCAAGGCCCTCGCGCGCGCCCGCAGCGGCGACATCATCGAGGGAAATCCCATCGACGTCGGTGTGCTCCAGGCCAACAAGGGCCAGGATCTGAACACGGCGCTGCTCACGATGAACACCATCAAGGAGCGGATCAGCTATTCGTTCCTGCTGACCGAAGCCACGATCCGCAACGCCGAGCGCGTCACCGCGGAGGAGGTCCGCCTGGTCATCCAGTCCATCGAGCGTCAGCTCGGCGGCATCTACTCGGTTCTCTCGCAGGAGTTCCAGCTTCCCCTGGTCCGCCGCGTCATGGACCGGATGCAGCGCGCCAACCGCCTGCCCGAGATCCCGGAGAAGTTCGTCAAGCCGACGATCATCACGGGCATCGAGGCCCTGGGACGCGGCAACGATCTCAACAAGCTCGACGTGTTCCTCGCGGGTGCGGCCCAGGTCGTCGGCCCGCAGATGCTCCAGGAATACGTCAACATCTCCGAGTACCTGGCCCGCCGGGCCGCAAGCCTGGGCATCGACACCAAGGGACTCATCGTCAGCCAGGAGGAGATCCAGGCTAGAATGGCGCAGCAGCGACAGATGCAGATGCAGGACCAGTACGGTCCGAAGCTCATGGACGCCGTGGCCAAGGGCGCGGTGGACAATCCGCAGCTCGTCGCACAGATCACACAGGCAGGCCGTGGAGCGGCCCCACAATAAGAGGAATCAATGGAAAGCGTGACGATCAAGAGCCCGGAGACTGGTCCTGTGAACCAGTCAGCCCCGGCAAGCACCCCGACGGAAACCAGGATGGTCGTTGAGACGGAGAAGGGGATCCAGGTCCTTCCTTCGGCGTCCAGCAACGAAGAGCGCCCCGCGTGGCTTCCCGAGAAGTTCAAGTCCGTGCAGGACATGGCGCAGGCGTATTCGGAGCTTGAGAAGCGCATGAGCTCCGGGCAGAAGCCGCAGGAACCGACACCCGTGGTCCCTCCGGCGGATGCCGCGCAGCAGCCGCAGCAGGACGCATTCTCCGCATATACCGCGGAGTTCATGCAGAGCGGCAAGCTGTCGGACGATTCGTACAAGCAGCTGGAGGGCAAGGGGATTCCACGTTCCCTTGTGGACAGCTACATCGCCAACTACCAGGCGGCGCAGACCACGCGCATGGCCGAGTCCGAGGCCAAGGTAGTCGCGTCCGTCGGTGGCCCCGAGGAATACGCTCGGATGCAAGTCTGGGCGTCCAAGAACTTCAGTCCCGACGAGATCACCGCGTACAACCGCGTCATGGAGTCCGGCGACGTCTCCATGATGAACATGGCGGTCAACGGCATGAAGGCGCGGTTCGACGCCCAGGCGGAGCCACGGCTCATCTCGGCACGGGCCAGCAACACCACAAACGGTTTCCGTTCGATGGCGGAGATGACCGCGGCGATGCGGGACCCGCGGTACGCGTCCGATGCGGCATACCGTGCCGACGTGACTGCGCGCATGAAGTCCAGCAACCTGTTCGGAGTAACGCAATGAATGAAGCGAAGCCGGGGTACAAGACCACCGAGTTCTGGCTGTCCGTGGTGGCAATGGTCATCGGGGCGGCTTTCGCGTCTGGCGTGTTCCCCTCTGAATCGACCGGAGACAAGATCCTGGGCCTGGCCGCGACCGTGCTTTCGGCGCTGGGCTACACGGTGTCGCGGACGATGGTGAAGAAGTGATGCCATGCTCGAACGGATCGTTGCCCAGGTGGCGATGGCTTTGTTCGGCTGGCTCGACGGCCGCATCTCTCGCGGCTCTACTGCCGTGGATGCTCCGAGCGACCGTGCTCGTCTGCGCCGCGCTGGTGATCGCATCGGCAAGTGGCTGCGGGAACAGGACCGTGTTCGTTCCGGAAAGCAGCCCGATGCGGACAGGACCGGGGTTCAAGGGGAGGATCTACACCCTCCGCCCGGGAGCAAGCCCTGACGAGTGGGAGCTGTCGGCAAACGCAGTCTCCATACCCGAGGGGTACTATCTCGTCAGCCCGCAATGGGTGAGCGAGAACGAGGACAAGTAACACCGATACGACGGCGGAAACGCCGTCGCGTCGTTTCTGGCGCAGGCAAGACTTGAGCCCGCTGTGGCGGACAACTCGAAGCGAAGGCCGAGGCCGCACCGTTTCAGTCTCACACGAACTCAAGACAAGGAATCACAGAAATGCCCATGCTTCTCTCCGCGCTCGGCGCGGTCAACGGCTCGGCTGGCTGGTCAGGAACCTACGCCACCGACACCGCTCTCTTCCTCAAGCTCTTCGCTGGCGAGGTCCTGACGACCTTCGAGACGAACAGCGTCATGCTCCCCCTCCACACCGTCCGCACCATCAGCGAGGGCAAGTCGGCAACGTTCCCGGTCACGGGCATCGCCACCGCTTCGTACCACGTCCCCGGCACGTCGATCATCGACGGCTCTCTTTCGACGGTGTACGCGGCTTCGGCTTCGGCGGGATCCCCGACCACGGCGGTCAGCGTCCCGACCGGAACCTACCTGTCGCAGATCAAGCACAACGAGCGCGTCATCAACGTCGATGACCAGCTCACGTCGTCCGCGTTCATCGCCAAGCTTGACGAGGCGCGGAACCACTACGACGTGCGCTCGATCTACACCACCGAGATCGGCCGCGCGCTGGCCAAGCAGATGGACAAGAACCTCATCGGTCTTGGCATCCTCGCTGCCCGTGCCACGACCACGATCACGGGTGGATTCGGCGGCTCGTCC